TACGAATTGCCAGATGGAACTAAAATGTTTGGCAAAGGTATTAATGAGGAGCCAGAAAAGTATTTTACCAAAGACATTCTGGATAAATTAGATAAGCAAGCACAAAAAGAATTTTTATATGGAGAACTAAAAGACGATGAAATTACAAATGAAGAAGTTGAACAATTGAATCAATCAGAAGATAACGCAATCCTGGATTGCGCCGCGATCCCGTTAATTACACAAGAGAACTCTTCTGATTCACAGAAATTGCCAACACCAGACAAGTTGAAGCGCTTAGTTAATGACAAAGCCTTAAAAACAAAGAAGATGATACAAGATATTGTTAGCGAATCGTAATTTATTAATTGAGTTGAACAATGGAAAAATATGAAATTTTATTTGATGAATATATAGATGAAAAAATAGCTAGAATTAAGTTGACATCTGGCGAATGGAATGGTATAGTCTATCGTTATGGTAATGTAAAATTCAAGAGAAGGAAAAAAGATTTTGCTATACTTAAATTTGATTATGACGTAATTTCTGTTCCAAATAATATTGATATCAAAAAAATGAGCATTGAAGAGAAGAGTAAATTTGAAACTCTTCTTGGTGATATATTAGTTGAACTTATCACGGAGGCAGCGAGTGAGATTAGAACAAACAATATTGTCTAATTTAATCTATGATGAAAACTATTGCCGCAGAGTCTTGCCGTTCTTAAAAAAGGAATACTTTCACGATCAAACGGAAAAACTTATTTTTTCCGAAATAGATATTTTTATTAACAAATATAATAATCTTCCTACAAAAGATACACTTCTTATAGAATTGAATAATAAATCAGATGTTTCTGAAAACGTTTTCAAAGAAAGCGTTGAATACATCAATAATATGTTATTCGAAAAAAAGGACGAACAATGGCTTATTGATAATACTGAAGAATTTTGTAAAGAAAAGGCAGTATATAACTCCATTATGGAGTCCATTTCTATCATTGAAGGAAAGTCTAATAGCAAGGATCGAGGAGCCATACCTAGTATCTTGACAGAGGCACTTTCTGTAAGTTTTGACAATAATATTGGTCATGACTTTATTGAAAATTCAGAAAAACGACATGACTTTTACACAAAACGTGAGGATCGTGTGCCGTTTGATCTTGAATATTTTAACAAAATAACTAAAGGTGGTTTGCCAAATAAAACTCTCAATATCCTTCTTGCTGGCACAGGCGTGGGCAAAACTCTTGCAATGTGTCATATGGCAGCAGCAAACCTTTTGGCTGGAAAAAATGTTTTGTATATTACTCTTGAAATGGCAGAAGAAAGAATAGCAGAACGTATTGATGCAAACATCTTAAATATTCCCATTGATGAATTGTATCAGTTTCCAAAAAAGCTTTTTGATGATAAGATAGCTCGCCTTAAGACGCGTACAAACGGTAAACTGATCATTAAAGAGTATCCAACTGCAACAGTAGGAACTAATAATTTTCGTTTTTTATTGAATGATTTGTATCTCAAAAAGAACTTCAAACCTAATATCATTTATATAGATTACATTAACTTGTGTTTATCTAATCGACTTAAATTTGGCTCAAATGTCAACAGTTATTCTTATATCAAAGCTGTTGCAGAAGAACTTAGAGGTCTGGCCGTTGAAAGAAATTTGCCCATCATTAGTGCTACTCAGCTAAATCGTACGGGCTTTACTTCTTCTGATCCGGGCCTTGAAGATACATCCGAATCATTTGCTCTTCCAGCAACAGTGGACTTTATGTGTGCACTTATGACTTCTGACGAACTTGAATCGCTTAATCAAATCATGATAAAGCAACTAAAAAATAGATATAATGATCCAACAATTGATAAACGTTTCGTTGTAGGAGTAGATAGAACAAAAATGAGACTTTACAATGTAGAATATTCTGCTCAAAAGGATATTGTAAATGACGCACCAGTAATGGACAATACTACATTCAATGAACGTAGAACTGAAGAAGAAAAGATGGAATGGACAACGAAAAAGGCAGGAAAAAAGAATTTTGATAGTCTTTTTATTAAATGAAGATAAACGAACATGTATGAAATTAGAAAATATGCAGATTTATATAGAATATATGACAAAACTAATAGGATATACATAGGTTATACCAAAGATGAAAACGCAGCAAATTATTTTATATACACTATACTTAAAAAGAAAGGATTTGAGGGCAATATACCACGATTTTTATTTGTACATTTGTCTTATGGGATTAATATTGATAATTTATGGGCTCTGAAAGACTAATGAGTCCTGAAAGTCCAAGATGTATAATTATAAATAATTATAGTGACTAACTACTTGATATCATTAGTTTCTTTTTTTTAAAAAAAAGATTGAAATTATAACCATTATATAGTATTATATAACTATATGCTATGGAGTTTAACAATGTCAAATTTTGTTGTAATAAAAAAGACAAAAATTGATCTAAGTTATGTATATTAAGTAGTAGGTAAAATGTACTTATCAGTAGCCGGCGGAACTCAGCTTCAAAGAAAAATAACCGAGGATGTTGCTCATTGGGCGGCGAATCAGTTACTTGGTAGATTAAGTAATAAAATTGAAATTGATATAGAATTGCGACGTATAAGCAGCGCAGATGGCATATGCGAATGGTTGGATGACAATATTAATCCAAGAGAATTTAAAATAACATTACGAACTGGTCAAAAGTTTTCCGAACTTATTATTACTATTTTACATGAAATGACGCATATAAAACAATATGCTCGTGGTTATCTTGAAGATCATTACGACAATAAAGTTTCTTGTCGTTGGAAAAATAAAGATATCTCAAGCCGTGTTGATTACGATGATCAGCCATGGGAAAAGGAAGCATATGCCGAACAGGGCCGATTGGCAAAAAAATTCGTAAAAGATACAAATTTTGGTTATACTAAAGAAATGAAGAAAATTGACAAAAATAAGAAAAGTTTAACAAATAATAATAATTGTAGCAACTTGCATAAAAAGTATAAAAAAGATTCAAAGATTATTGAAAATAGTATAAGATAATGTCTCCCGAACGTAATAATGAAATATGTGAGAATCTTTTTAAGATCGCACAAAGTATAGCACCAGTCAGGTCGTCGCGGCTGGCGGCATGTCTTGTGTATAAGAACGAAATATATGCTTATGGCTTCAGTAAAATGAAAACGCATCCTTTTCAAGTACGTTTTTTTAAAAATCCACAATCAATATACCTACATGCAGAAACTGACTGCATAAAAAACGCACTTCGTGTTACTAATGATAAAACTATAGCTAAGTCCACTCTTTATGTGGTTAGAGCAAAAAAGGATGTACACAATCACAAACTTTGGGTGTATGGTTTGGCGAAGCCGTGTCTTGGTTGCCAACGCGCCATAATTACGTATGATATTAAAAATGTAATTTATACAACTAATGAAGGTCATTATAAATATATGTAAATACTTCTACATCTACAGAGAATAAAATGATGAATTATAAATCATTTTTAATAGAATCTAAAAATACGCACATGGAGCACATTGAAGATTTAATCTTTAATGAGGGAGTTTCTGGTGCGCGCACTGCTATTAACTTTTTACAAGACCTTCGCAATATGTTGGCGGGGCATGCTCCATCTGCAAAAAACATTACCGTAAAGTGGGACGGAGCTCCTGCAATATTTGCTGGAATAGATCCTAGCGATGATAAATTTTTTATCGCAAAAAAAGGATTATTTAATATCAAACCAGTAATGTACAAATCTCAAGATGATATTAATAACGATAATCGTCTTGCATCAGAGTTAAAAAAGAAATTCAAAATAGCATTTAATGAGTTTTCTAAGTTAGGAATCAAGTCTGGTGTTTATCAAGGCGATTTGATGTTTACAACAGGCGACGTCAAAGTTGAAGATATAGAAAATGAAACATACTATACATTCCAACCAAATACAATAGTCTATGCTATTCCAGTAAAATCTCAATTAGGAAAAATCATACATAAAGCAAAGATCGGTGTTGTATGGCATACAACTTACACCGGCGAAAATATACGTAATATGAAAGCATCTTTTGGTAAAAATATAACAAAAAACTTTAAAAAAGTTCGAAGCATTTGGATGGATGACGCCACATATAAAGATGAATCTGGAACAGTAAATTTTACAAAGGACGAGACAACTAAAATCACAGAAATACTGTCAAAAGCAGGAATTATATTTAAAAAAATATCAAGCGATATACTTCAAACAATTTCTTCTAACGAAGAACTTAAGATAAGAATAAAGACATACAATAATACTTATGTTCGTGAAGGTAATCCTTTTCCGAACCCAAATAAACATGTGCATGGTCTATTTAATTACATTACTGATTATTATGATGAAGAAATAAAGAGTAAAAATACTCCTGTTGGAAAACAGAATGTAATGAAAAAGAAAAAAGAAGCTATGATCATATTCCAAAATCCTAATGATCTTATCAACATATTCGAATTTATGAACTATATTATTCAAGCAAAGAGTATGATAGTAAATAAGCTGAATATGGCTTCTAAATTGAACATGAATACATTTTTAAGAACATCAAACGGATTTAAAGCAACAAGTCAAGAAGGATTTGTTGCAATAGACGATATTAAAGGAGTGGTCAAACTAGTAGATAGACTTGAATTTAGTAGGGCCAACTTTTCTGCAAATGTGATTAAAGGATGGAAGAAATAAAAAAAACGAAATTCTAAGTTTCTGATTAAATAAAA